AGAGATGCAACGACTTATACGCTATGGTGAAGTTAGGATAGTTGACGGTAATCGCTTAAGCTTTGTGCCAAAAACGACTGACATTTCGCGTACCATAGCTTCTGAACCCACATTAAATATGTGGTTTCAGTTGGCGTGTGGAGACGCACTTAATCAGCGGCTGGTAAAAAAGATGGGGATAGATATCTCCATCCAGCCAGAGTTGAATAAGGAAATGGCCAGATTAGGGTCCATCGACGGTAGGTTTTCTACTATCGATCTGGAGTCAGCCTCTGACTCTGTATCGCTGAGTATGTTAAAGTGGGCACTACCCCATCAGGTCTTCGCAGACCTGGTTGAGTTGCGCTCTCCAACATGTACTCTTCCCGATGGCTCTAAGCTCACGCTGAATATGATATCCTCTATGGGAAATGGTTATACCTTCTCCCTTCAGACTGTTATATTTGCGTGTGTAGTATGCGCTGTCTACCATCTTAATAATCTTCCGATTATCAAAGCTGGTAAACGGGTTCCTATAGCGGATGGCCCTTTAAAAAGGGTTAGTCCACTACCCTCTCTCGGCAACTTTGGTGTGTTCGGAGACGATATCGTCTGCCTAGCATCCTGTGCTAGACATGTGACTCGCCTCCTTAAACTTCTCGGTTTCCGAGTTAACGCGCATAAGTCCTTTTTAGAAGGACCGTTTAGAGAATCGTGTGGTGCTGATTTCTACATGGGCGTAAACGTCCGTGGAGTGTATCTTAAGGATACATCAGCACCTGCGATTTATTCAGCTATAAACCTGCTTTCTGACTTTTCAGCGAGGCACGGAATACATCTAAAGCGGACTCTAACCTATTTGCGTAGGTTCGTTCGCTATGTACCCGTTCCACGCTGGGAAAATCCGGATGCAGGTATATGGACACCTCTCAGCTTTTTTAGGCCAAAGGTCGATTCGAACTTGTCGTTTGCCTATAAGGCATTACGACCTGTTCCTAAAGTCCTTAGGTTTACGGAAGACGACGTCCGGACTCCAAAGTCCGAGCGTCGTCGCCGGCGGTTCAATGCCGCTGGTGCTGAGTTGTGTTTTTTAGCTGGGC